GCAATATATTAAATACCTAATATCACAAAAATTACCTAGCGAGTTCAATATCAAAGTACCATAGGAACCTGATATCATACCATGCCAGACTTCATATATGACTAACCAATGAACCTCACTCTTTGTGTCTTCGTCCCAAGTTATATGAGCGGCGTGTAGCCTATACATCATAGCCCACACGCAAGTACAGATGGCATCCCAATGTATAGGAGTTACATCATACAATATAATGCGCAAAGCATTCAATACCATTAAAAACTTAAACACAAAATAAGATGAATCAAAACCCGAAACATCACCAGCGCATATGTTATTCCAAAATAATAACACCTTCGCTGCTACATCCATCTGACAACTTTTAGGATCCTTTCCTATGCATAAACCACAAGTAATGGGCAAATTCTTGAACATGTAAGATACGCACGCAAGCTCTTTCTTGTCAGCAATAACTTGGTCGCAGTCATCTCCATCAACCTTTCTTGCCTTACCTTCCATAACTTTAGGCTCTGGCAATACTTCAGCTTTTGCGAACTCATTAGTAAAACACAAAGGTATAGTCATAGACTCGCGCTCCTTAGTAGCTTTTTCAACATCTCGTAAAAATTGTTGACCTGCTACACTAGAAAAGTCTAAAGCTTCACCGTCTAGTCTTACTATATCTTTCTTGCTTATACCCTGTGAAGCATATTTGAAACCTGCGGATGTCTTTACAGACATCCTTGACTCATCCCAGGCTCCCTCTAACGCTTCAAAAGTTGTAAGTCTAAAAGCCCTAGTACCAGCACCAGCATAACTACTTATAGTTACAGCTGCACCCGTGCTAGCTTGTAATGCTATATGTTTATTAATCATAGGTGGGTTTTTAACCCATTTTTCTCTCACCATATTCATTCCATCAAAGAATTTATCATCTTTATCTCTGTACCAAGGAGCTAGGAAAGTAGGTACCATCCCTATTTCTCCAGCACATCCGTAAAAATCAGTTCTTTTAATTGGATTCATTATATTAATACGGTGAGAATCCTCCCCAAAATGATTAACCAATAAACCTCTAGGAACAACATCTGTTGTCTCTACTTGATTAGGCAGGTTAAACGTTTGTAATCGCTTAATCTTTCTACTATCAAGTATGCGCAACAGATATTGTTTATTGACACCAGAAACGTAAGAATCGGAATTACCCGTACCAGGCTTATCACCTGCACAAATTATACCGAATATTTTACTGTTCTTATACGCAGAGTCTGCAGTGAATGCCGGAGCACCACAATGGCCCACACATGTAGGAACAGTAACTCTATATGCCCTATATTCGTACTTTCGATCTACTTCGTACCTGATCATAGCTTGCGATATTTTGACATCAGCAAACTCATAATCTGTAGCTTTCCTAGTCCGATCGTACTTCAATAAGACAACTTTACCATTATCGAAAGGTTTATCTCCCTCATCTATGACGAAATCAATAATGTCTCTAATACCACCTCCGATGTTGGTTATACCGTCATTGATAAAGGTAGCCAGATCGTTATCGGGATCCATTTCCCAGTCCATATCTTTACCAGGAATTGTCCAATACTGAGCATCATCAAATCTAGAAAATATTACGACAGGATTCAAACCTTCTATTTTAGCTTTCTCAATTTCCCAAGCAAAA